TTAATCGCTGAATAAATCAAGGTTGGGGCTTTCATGGACGCTGAGCTTCTCTTCTGAATTAATGACACTGCGGATCGTCCGTAATGTCACGCTGAACTTTCGAGCGAGCTGGGGTTTGGTCATTTTGGCTGCGTGATCTTTACGGATCGCTCTATTTCGCATAGCAACGGTGATCGGTGTCCCCATTGGAATCTCAATAGTTTCGTTGCCAAGTTGATCTGCTAGCATCTGGAGCTTGCTCAAGCCTATCACTTGAGCAAGTTCTGAATTCACGTTTAATGCCTGCCGTCTTGGAATAAAGATTTTAGTCCCACCAAAAGCATCAATTAAGTTCAGTGCATTTTCAACCTTGATCAAACGTGCAATGAATATGAAATTTTTAGGCATCAAGTTAATGATCTCATCGTCTGAGAAAACCTGTTGGGCATCTGTAATGTGTGGACGATAAGCCATAATCTAAATCTCCTATGCTTCGATTGTGAGACGTTCAATGCCGCAACGTTTACACCACTCACGCAAATGATTGATGATCATATCGGCATGTTTAGTACTCAGAAATTGTAATGCACTCACATGGACACGGTTTTCTACAAACTTTGCCAATGCTTGCTCACTACCATTTTTGACTACACCAGCCTGATGAAGTTGCAACCATAAATGACGGATCAATTTACTTTGCTTATCGCCAGCTAAGTTTTTAACACCAGTTTTATCTTTTGACTCAACTGCAAAGCCAAGTTGTTTTAAACGTTCCAGCACAGCTTCAAGTTGTGCTGGTGTCAAAAGTTTAGAACTGTCTTTTCCAGTAGTACTTTTGAGAATGTCACGATAGATTTCATCATCTAGACCAAGCTTCGTCTTTGCGACATGGATCAGCTTGATCAGGTTCGCTTTATTATTGAATTTCATTTTGATGATCTCCTTTCAGATTCCAAAATTACCTGTGGAATAGATTTATCTGCGTCATTATTTTCGATAGCTATGCATTTAAATGTACTGCCATCAACAAAGAATCCGCCAAGTCGTCTGCACTCTTCAGCAATCATAAGATGCACATATCTATTGCATAGAAACCAAGCAAGGATAAAACCTAGTAAAAATTTACCCATTACCAGAACACTCCCTTAGCTGCGTCTGCAAGACCGATCAAAGCAAGTACTGCAAGGCTTAAAGATGATCCTGCTTTGAGACCATAAGCTTTACGCTCAAAGACTGTCTGACCAGTAATTTTGCGTGCCGCCCAAGCTTTTTTCGCTTCAGCACAACAAGTAACTAAGCCGATGGCAAAAACAGCAAATAAAGCTAAGACACTCAAGCAATTCATAGTTTCACTCATGAATTCGCTCCTAACTTTTCAAACTCTTGCCCACCATTCATAGCTTTATTGAGTTGAGCGTTTCTTCCAGCTTTTAGACCATTTCCATAATCATTTTGGTTACGGTCACTATTCATATTGGTTTTTTCATTACGGTCTACTGGTGCAAATGTCGTAACTTCATGCTTTTTGGAAATATAAGCGTCAATCTGTTTGATTTTGTCTTTATTAGGACTAATGTTGCTAATCTGTTTAATAGCCTCAATCACCCAGCCTTCACAGAATAGGTCAGCACGTTTGGTTTTATTTGATGTGATTTTGACTCGATTCAAAGATGTATCGATAAACTCTTTACGCGCTTTTTTTAGTTGACGAAACAGTACATCAAAAGCATAAGTGGCGATTTCTGGTGCAGGATCAAAACCGATAAACTTCCAGTGGTTAATTTTTTTGAAGGAGAATTTTTCGTGATTGAACTCAATTTTTTGGGTAAGTAAAACTTCGCAATCCATCATTCTTGCAATTGCAGTTGCAAGTCGCGATTCATAAATCGTTGGCTTCCGTGAGCCACTGCCAATTATTATTGCTTCTTGAATGCCTAGAAGTTCAGCATCATCTACATCAATATTAAATTTTTCCATCAATGCTTGGGCTTGGCGTAAAGCAGTTGCTGCTTCATGTTGATTGGCTGATTTACTCAATGCCAAGCACTTTTTGATTTTTTCGATAACTTCTTTTTTATTCACGATGTCTCTCCAATACTTATTACAACTTCAGGGGGTAATTTTTCTAAATCTTCAATTGCTACCATAAGTATCCAGCTCCGTAATCGTTCATTTTTATTACCTGTTCGTCAGTTTCAGGATTCGACTCAATACCTAAAGTTTCAGAACGTCCTTCTGGTAGTAAATTAAGTGGGCTAATTGATCCAGCAGAGTGAATCGTGCAGTCCTTTAAAACTTCCTTTTGCAAGGCATCAGCTATATCTTTATGCACTAACTTATTAGGGAAAATGACTGGTATAAGCTCAACTAGATCGTTAATTTCTTTTCTAAACATGATGTATTTCATATAAACCTCGCTGCTCGTCAGTACCAGTCCACGACGACTGGCAGACACAGGCATGAATGCCTGTGTTTCGCTTATGCTTGAAGGGTGTTTAGTGCTATATCAATCGCAAATTGTTGAACGGTATTCTTTGCAATTGTTTGATTTGCATCGTTCAAAACGTGCCACTCAAAAAAACCGCAGAGGTTCAATTTCCGCTCAACTCTTAGTCCATTCATTCGCAGTTCACACTCAGAATGTTTAGTATTGGTCGCCATTAATTAACAGCATCCTTCAAGCCTTTACCTGCTTTAAAACTAGGTACTTTGCTTGCTTTAATTTGAAGTTCTTCACCCGTTTTAGGATTGCGACCTGTACGCGCTGCGCGTTCTTTAACACTGAAAGTACCAAAGCCTGTTAATGCGACTTGACCACCATTTGCCAATGTATCAATCACACCCGTTTCAACTGCTTGAAGAGCTGCTGTTGCTTGAGTTTTAGAAATGCCAGCTGCTGCTGCAATATGGCTAATTAATTCTGATTTATTCATGATTTGAATCCTTTGTTTCTAATGATTGGTTAAGTGCTGCACATGAAATTTCTGCATGTTCAGGATGGTAAAAGTGACCGACTAAAACTCCATCTTCACGTTGGATAGCAAAGAGAGCTTGTGGATCACCATTTAGTTTTGGTTCTGTTGGAGTAACGCTGTACATAATCAATTACCTTTTAATTGAGTTGAGCTAGCTGACAGCAGTGCAAAAAGCACAAAAACAAATTCAGTAAAGCCAGTTGCGTTTAAGCTTCCTGCGATGAATCCACAGGTGATAATTGCAATAGATAGTTGTTTCATTGCTTGAGCCTTTAAATAGAAGCGATGTCGAGTGATAGTGGTAAGTAACCACCAGTTGCGTCATCACGGTTGTAAAAACGTAGGTAGGCTTTGCTGCCGATAATGTTGATGCTGTCTGAAATGGCTTGCATTGCTTGCTTCCATTTCGGGTGGTTGATGTCATGGCGTTTTAAGCCAAGCACTTTAGCTGTACTAATTTCTCCTTTTTTATCCACGTTAAATGCTGCGCTGATAATGACTTTAATTTCATCGCGGCTGCCTTCTGTCCATTCTTCAAGACATTGATCAATCAGTTCTTTAGCTGCTTGAAGACGTTCATCAAAGTTGATGGTCTGTGCGATATTGCGTTGAACTTTTAAACGCCCGTCGAAGCTATGAAGGGTGACATTGCCTTTACTGCCTCCGACGGTTACGCCATATTGGTCTGCTGAAATGGCGCAAAAGCTGGCTACTTCTTCAAAGCTTTGAATTTTGAAATCTTTTAAAAGCTCATGGATTTCATTTACTTTTTCAAAAAGCTTACGAACTGTTTGATCGCGCAATTTGTCAATTTCTTTGACGTTGGCTTCAGGTACAAGAGCACCTTGTGAGTTTTCCCAATAGCCTTCGGGAATAGTGTGAATTGTCATTGTGTTGCTCCTAAAGTAAGTGGCTTGCTAGCTTGTAGCGTGAAATTTGTTTTTCTAACTTTTCAGCAGTAATGTTGCTGATAGTGTCCTTTGGGGTTAAATAAATGATGTTTTTGAATCCATTGTCTTTAGCTCTCTGTAATGCTTCCTGTGCTGCGTCAATACCGCCAAGACAAATAACAGCCATGCTTCGAACTACAGGGATTTGCTGAGTCCGTATCATTCTGTGAATAGTTGCTAAAACTGCACATTTAGAACGATTTGTTGCCGCTGCAATTTCTGTTGATGGCTTACCTGCGAGGTACATCGTCTTAAGAAGCTGAAGCTCTTTATTGGTAAAATATTTGTAGTGTCTGAGAGCTGTCATTTCGAAGCTCCTTCAGCTGCTGCACACATCGTTTTAAAAATTTTGATTGATAGAAAACCGCCACCAGCACTCATGCCAGCTCTTTCCATTTCAACAGTGGGTTGCTTAGGGACAAGGACATAGTCACCACTCAGTAACTTGTCTAAATCCTTAATAAAGTTAGAACGTTTGCTAGGCTTTAATTCGTTAATCCAATCTTCATAAGCTTGTTGAACAGTTGAAATTGCAAATTTTCCGTTGTTCATTTCAAAAATTTCCATGATTGGAAATTGAGAGTTCAACACCTCAAAAGTTTGAGTTGATGCAAACTCAATTTTGAATCTTTCATGACGATATGATTGACGTTCAGCCATGCCTTTTTCTACTGGAGTCATTGTTCCCATAGGGCTATCCTCGAAAATGTTTTTGTTTTGCTTCGAGTGCAGACTGGCAATCAATACATAAAGTCACACTGCCAAGTCTGCGTCGTTGTTCTGGAATTTCAGTGCCACATTCACACTCGAAGTAGCTGGTAAATTCCACACGCTTTGCATTTTGCAAAGCATGGTCTAAATCTGTTTGAGCGATGTCTGCTGCTACGTCTGCAAAATCAGCCATGAGTTACACTCCCATGATCACGTGGCGGTCAATCACTGGCACATGAAGTGCAGCAGCTGCATTCATCGCGCCCGTAATGAGGTTGCCGACAGCAAGTGGATATAGAAGTGAAGTCTTTGCATTACCCGAACCATCGAATTGAACTAAACGCTCCACGATTGCTTGAATGCCATCGTCTGTGATGATGTCTGAAAGCTTTTTGTCTATAGACTGGGCACGATGTTGTAAGTACTGCTCAAGACCATTTAAGGTGAGTGGTGAAAGCGTGATGTTCTCGCAACGTTGAACCACTTCACGAATGTGTGGATTACGTTCACTGAGCTTGGTTGCCAACTCTGTCTGTCCGATCAAAATGATAGACAATAGATTTTTGAAGCCACTTTTCAGTTCAAAGAAACGTTTTAAATGTTTAAGGGTTGGGATAGGCAAGCTATGAGCTTCTTCAATCAAGATGACATGACTATTGCCGCCTTCAGCTGACGCTTTTAGCAATTGATGGACTTGGCGAAATTTAGCTTCAGCTGATTGCTTGGGTTTATCTTGACCCATAGAAATTGTCGAAATGATTGCTTCAGCAATATGGGCAGACTTTAGGGTTTTGCCTTTAATATCGTTATCTTCAGCAGCGATGATGTAAGGTTCAATCAAAATGATTGGTAAACGTTCACGTGCAATTCGATCCTCAAGATCAAGTCTTAAAGTTGTTTTACCTGAACCTGATTCACCCGATACGGCAATGAAACCGCCATGCTTTGCAGTTTGGTACATTGCCTGACGAACGTAGTTGATGTCGTCATTGACGAAGAGCTGGTCATGTGACTGCACATCACCAACAAAGGGATTGATAATTAAACCAAACTGTTTTTTAGCTTGCTGTGTTAGTGATTGTTTTGCGAGTAACATGATTTCTTCCTCTTCAGGTACTTCAATTTTTTTGGGTTGTATTGGTGTTTGAGTTGGTGTCGGTGTTGGGTTCATTGCTTTCAATAAATTGAAAGCAGCCGTGATGCTTAATTGATCAATACCTTTTTCGAGCAATATTTTTGTGATGATTGCTTGAGCATCTTTCTGTTTCGGAAACCAGCCTTTTAGAACGAGTTGGTTTAATCCAGCAGTACTCATTCCGACCACTTTTGCGAATTCACGTTGGCTGTGACCAGTTGCTTCAATGAGTTGTTTAAGTGTTTTAGTCGTTGCATCGGACATGTTTATCCCCCCACAACTTTGAGCGCAGGACGCTTATTCTGATTTTTGATTTCATTGACGATCTCTCGAATGTCATCCGCTGGCACTTCGCCATTCGGATATCTTTTTTGGAGTAACTGGTAGGTTTCTGCGGTGTAGAGTTCACCTAGCAAGCCACGCAATTCGCTGGCTGCTTCAAAAATAGATACAGGTGCAGAAATACGACGCTGTTGTGGCGTTGTAAGCTGTTGACCAGCACGTGGAATATAGGTAGGGACTTCTGTCGCTTTCACATCTGCCATCACATCAAGTGAGCCTTGATATGCTGTGTGCTTTTTAGCAATTGCTTTATCGACTTGTTCTAGCGTGTCAGCGTCATACGCTTTTTTCATGATGCTTTTACGCTTGGCATCGATAGTACTTTGAGGCATTGCTGCTGGTGTTTCACCAATCACCGTTGCATCTACACTGAAGCCGACCCAATCGGTCTGCATTGGTTCGCATGTATAAGCGATTTCTTCACCATGTTGGTTGATAACCAATACATCCACACATGGTGCGCGGTATGGGTTTACCACGACTTTAAGCTTGGCTTTTACATACACACCTTCAATGTGTCGTACATCATATTCATGTGATCCATAGCCTTTGATTGCATATGTAATACTGAGATTTCCAGTAACTGTACGTTCAACAGGTACAGTTGTGAGCAGCTCTTTGCATAGCTCTAAAGGCGGTGCAATACGCAATTGTTGGGTTGATATAGTTTGCCAAACAGCATTGCGAGAGCGACCAGTGCGACTATGATTTTTGGTTTCATTCCAATTTTCACGCCAAGCCTTAGCTAGCTCATTTAAATGGGCTATGTCTTTGACTTCGACAAAGCGCAAGCGACCTTCAAATTGTGTCTCAACAATATTTTGAGCATTTTCAACTTGACCTTTGGCACGTGAATTACCAGTAGCGTGAGCTATAAAAGTCACATCCAAACCATTCAATAAATTCTTGAATAGCCCTGATGTGTTGGCACATCCTTTATCTGTTGAAAGGATAAAAGGCACGCCATGCATTGGCTCTTGAGCAGACCGTTTTTGAATGCAGTTTAAGAAAATCTCTGTTAAGTTCTCCGCACTTTCACTGCCGTAGACATATTCAACATAGACTGAACCACTAAAGTGATCTGTGATCACGTAGCGAATCACACGGTCATTTTCAATTTTCTTTACATTGGCTGGTTTGTTCTTATAGAACTTTTTCTCGTCCATGACTTGAAGACCAGCTTTTGGCAAATAGAAGATGACGCAGATTGATGCATCAACTTGCCAAACATGATTCGGGTGCAATGATTTTTGTTGAGTGTGAGCGGTTGGAGTAGCTAGTTGCTTGGGGTGGCACATGTTGTTTTTCATGACACGTGCAATCGTTGCAGCTGATACTTTTGGTGCTTGACCGCCAGCAACCAAAATCTCCAAAGCCGTCGTAACAGGTAAGGTTTTTTTACCATTGGCGCGTGTTGCGACATGTACCATGCCACCAATCTTTTCAGCCACATCAACCGATACAACAGACTTGCCTTTGTCAGAACGTTGTTTACGTCCAGTTGTATATCCAACAGTTTCTAATTCTCGGTAAAGTTGAGCATTGCTGATGTTTAAGAATTCACAAGCAGTAGCGACAATTTTCCCCTTCATGCCATGACCAGCATTCTGAAGCTTTGTTGCTACTTCTCGTAGATAGTCCTGAATTGCAATCTCTGGGGTTGTCATGGTTACTGCTCCGTAGTTGTTTCGACTTCAAGAGCAGCTACTGGTTGAACTTCAGCAATTGTTGCTAACCATTCAGGCGTAACCATTTCTTCAAAGTTGATTTGAATACCGAACTCGGTACTTGTTTGTGCGATCTGTTGGAATGCTGCATTTACGTTTGATTCAAGTGACTGCTGAATGTCATAGAGACCATGTGTGTCAATCGCTTCGATTACGCTGTTGACTTGATTTCTGAAACGCGAAGTCGCATTGAGTATGAGCTGACATGCTTCATGTAATTCTCTGATAGCAGATGCTGCTAATTGTTGATGCTCAGATTCAGCACGCTTTTGGATTGCAGCTGGACTTTCAAGCTTGGCAAGCTTGCTGTCGAGTTGATTGATTTTTTGGTCTTTCTTTTGAAGAAGCTGCTCTTTGGCTTGATCATTAGATTTAAGCTCAGCAACTTCCTTGTTCAATATTTCTTTGTCCTTGGCGTGTTTTGCCGACATCTCTTCAATAAGATCAATTAAGCTCTCACGGTCTCCAGTTTTGACAGACTCGCCATTGATCAAGACCTCACGGTCTTCTTCAGGAAGCTTGCGAAGTTTACGTAAGTCGCGGTAACCCAAGCCCATACGCTGGCTTGTTTCTAAGAAGTCTTCACCAAACGTTCCAAGGTTGCGAATATCTTCATCAATGTGTTCGCGACTTTTACCCAAATACTGGCAAAACTCCTCAAAAGTGGTAACCGTCACCAGTTTTCCAGCAGAGTCAAGAACCTTTAAACCTTTGTATTGTTTAGATTCTTTGATTTCAGCGATCAACTTAATTTCGGTGACCGTCACCAGTTTTTTAATAAAGTTGGTCGCTTTAATTGCACCAAGCTTTTCTGAAAGTTGAATCTGTTCAACAGAAACTGATTGCTCAATTTGAGCGAGTTGATTTTGAGTTACATCCTTCATTATTTATTCCCCGAATTGATTTGATTCACACCTGCAAACACTCGTTGTAAATGCTCTGATAATCTGCCTTGAGCTTTTTCAATCTCTTGTGTATGTGCATGTGCAACTGATACAAAACGATTACCTAGCGCGTATGTGCCATCATCAAGCTGCTGCGCTAAGCCCTCAGCTGCGAGTGTTTGTAAAGCACGAGTGATTTGTGCTGGTGGTTCATCTAACTGCTTTGCTAGCTCTTGATTGGTCACACCAGATAAGCTGTGTCCAGTTAAGGCTTTTAAAACTTTGAGAACTTTTTCTGCTGATTTAACGGTGCTCATTTCTCATATCCTGTAGTTGTAGGGATAAGATTTTGTTTTCTTGAAGCAACAATTCGTTGTCATTTTCTGCAAAACACCAGCCCATAAATGCAACCACCATTAGTGCAAAAATGATCCCTGTTAATATATTCATGACACTTTCTTCCTAAATTTATAAAAAAAAGGGTTAAAAAAAGGTTAAAAAGCGGTTAATCTATATCGGTTGGTTTTGGAATAACTTTTAAACCCAAAGCAACTGCAATCTCGTGACCTTTGCCATAAAAGCCTTTTCGAGCACCTGTCATTACTCGATAGACATCATTTGGATCAAAGTCATTCTCGATTGCGAATTGTTTAAGTGTTTTGCCTTGAGCATTTAGGTTCTTTTTGACCTGTGCTTTTGTAAGTGCAACTTCACCAGCCATTTTATGGACTCCTATCAGTGTTGATGTGGTGCATATATGCACCTTATTAATCCGATATTAGTTCATATATAACCTTATTTCAACTTATTTAAGGTCTATTTATGCCGATTCTGACTTCTGAAAGATTTAAATCTGAGCGAAAGAGGTTAAATCTGAGCCAAGAAAGCTTGGCTAAGCTCATTGATGTAAGTGAATCGACTATCAAACGTTGGGAAAATGGTGCGTCCATTCCAAGTGACAAACTTGCACAATGTGCCAATGAGGGGTTTGATATTGTTTTTGTTCTGCTTGGAAAAAAAATTGAAGAAGTAACATTTCCTAGCTCACATTTTGAAGATGAGTTTGCACTTGTTAATGTTTTCGATGTCGATATTTCTGCTGGTCACGGATCAATTTGTGCAGGTGATGCAAAACCTGTTAGCCGTTTAGCTTTTAGAAAGGATTGGCTTTCTAAAAATGGTCTATATTCAAAAGACCTATTAATTGTTTATGCCAAGGGAGATTCAATGCTTCCTACCATCCAAGATAAAGAAAAGCTGTTGGTTAATTCTGCTGATAAAGAATTAACAGATGGATTCATTTATATAATTCGTAATAATGAAAATTATTGGGTGAAACGTGTGCAGCGACAATTTGATGGATCGTTGCTTTTAATCTCTGATAATAAGTTGTATCCACCTATGCAACTTGATTTGAATGAAGCAAATGATGTAGAGATCATTGGTCGTTGGATTCCACCAAGCCGTGCAACTTTCTACTAACTAGGTCATTAGAAATGAAAAAGTTTTTATTGTTGGGTGTAATTTTATTGGGTGCTTGTTCAAAGCAAGAGCTACCAAAAACTGATAATCAAGATGGAAGCAAGATAAAGTCCTATATCAATAAACATTATGGGGAAAATGACCCAGCTGCTGTAATTGATTTTATACAACTTGCAGAGGTCACTATTAAAAGCCTGCCTAATGCTCAGGCGAGCTATAATCCCAATGCAACAGAAGTTAAATTGCTACCAAATAGCACACCCTCTGATAGTAAATTTGAAAAGTTTAATGACTGGTATAGCGTTAAAATAATTAGAGATGCTGATTCAGTAAAATGGAAAAGTTTTCTAGTTGAAGTTTTAGATAAACAAGGATATGTACAGTCTAAAAAAGCTGCTTTTAGTGCTTGTAAGGATGTTTGGAAGAACATTGATAATCGTGTGCCAGCCGTAATTGATGAGCTTGCTGCAAAAATTGAAGGTTATGAAAAATCAGAATCAACGGCAGCAACTATACAAGTCCGAAACGGGTATAGATTTAATCTTGATGCAAGTCATTTCCAAGAAGGATATCCAGTCGTTTGCGCCATTGCATACGAGAAAAATTAAAATAAACGGAAGCCTTTCCGCCTAATATAAAAAGTACCAACTAGACAAACTAGCCTCATCATTTGATGAGGTTTTTTGTTGTGGCTAAAACATTTCAAGACGCTCTAAAACGAGTGCTTCAACATGAAGGTGGTTATATTAATCATCCTTCAGATCCTGGGGGTGAAACCAACTACGGTATCACTAAAGCAACAGCCCAAAATTATGGCTACAAAGGCTCAATGAAAAACATCCCAATGGATGTGGTTGAACGTATCTATAAAAATCAATTTTGGGATGCCTTGGATTGTGACAACTTTCCATATTCTTTTGCATTTCAATATTTCGATGCTGGTGTGAATCATGGCTTGAGCAATGCACGAAAGATTTTGCAGCGTGCTCTTGGTGTCAAAGATGACGGCATTATTGGCTCAATTACTCTAAACGAAGTACGCAAACAGCCACAGTTCGCTTTGATCAATCTATTCAATGCTGAACGTATTCAATTTTATACACGTATCAAAACCTTTAGCACATTTGGTAAAGGCTGGATGAGCCGTGTCTCTGGCAATCTTAAATATGCTGCGGATGATATGCGATGAAAAAAACTCAATTTAAACGCCCACGTAATCTTGTACCTTCAGCAACGACTATTGGCACAATCGCTGTCGTTACTGAGAAAGTAGAACAGCCTGTAGTCGAAAATACTGAAACGGTTAACGAGTTAAAACAAAAAATATTGGATCAAGCTAAACGCCATCAAAAACGCGTTGAAGAACTCCAAACTGAACTTGCCAACAAAGATCAAATGTTGAAACCAATTCTGGGTGTATCGAACTCTCATGAGGGCTTTTTAGTTAAGAACTGGCATACCGCTTGGAAGTGGATCTCGACTTGGGCATTCGGATTAATCGGATACATTTCTTTGTTCGGTATTCCTCAAGAAGTCCTTGCATTAGTTCCTGAAACTTACCAAGTGAAAGTCATGGGCATTCTTGCATTAATTGGTTTTCTAGGTCGCTTTATCAATCAAAGCCGAGGGAAATAATGCAGCCCAGCTATATCGGTATAACTATTACTTTGATCAGCTTCCTTTTTAATTTTGGACTTGCTGCCTATGTCTATATTTCAAATAGGCAGGCGGCAAAAGATAAGGAATTACAAGAGACTAAAGAGCGATTAAGTCGATTAGAAGAGCGTGTCAGCAACATGCCTGATCATAAAGTGATTAGTGATATGGCTGGTGATATGAAAGCCCTCAAAGAATCTGTAGCGGGGTTAAAAGAAGTTATAGCCCCTTTAGCTAAATCAGTGGATCGTGTGAATGACTATCTGCTGCACCACAAGGATTAATAATTATGAGTTTCGCAGAACATTTAAAAGAAGATATGCGCTTGGTTATGCTTCGTACCTTGGCTGAAATGCCTCAGTATCGATTGAATTCTTCAGTGCTGCATAATTTTGTTATTCGATATGGGCATAGTTTAAGCCGCGACCAATTGCGTACAGAACTACATTGGCTTGCAGAACAAGGCTTACTTGTGATTGAAGAAAACTTGGGGTCGGTGCTGGTCGTTAAGCTCACTGAGCGTGGGGCTGATGTTGCACAAGGTTTAGTGGTTACTCATGGCGTTAAACGTCCATCTGCATCATAGGTGAAATATGTCATTTATGAGAAAGATTTCTGACGATGCCCGAAAGTATCTTGAGTCTTTATTAAGAGAAGACCGCTATACGATTGACGACCTCATGGACATGTTTGGTGAGAAATTTCCTGACGAAGCCCCAGCACGTTCAACGATGGGACGAACTAAAAAGAAATGGGACGAGGAAGCACAAGCCTTACGCAATTTTGCTTCAGCTTCTGAAGTGTTGGTCAAAGAGCTAGGTCACGACATAGATGATAAAGGCGGCATGCTTTTAGCTCAGGCAGTTCAAGCTATTGTCACCAATGTAGCTTTGAATGAATTGACCAATAGTGGTGATGATCCCGAAAAACCCAAAATGAATATTGATGATGTCGGTCAATTGGCGCGAGCTGCACGTGCAGCAATGATGACAAAGTCAAAAGCTACAGAAAACCGTGAAGATATTCGTCGACTAGCTCGTGAAGAGTTGCTGAAAGAACAAGATGAAAATCTTAAAAAAGCGGCTATATCTCAAGGGTTGGGTGCAGAACAACTTCAGTTCTGGCGTGAGAAAGTACTGGGAATTAAATAATGACAGCATTGAAGGCTCGCCAAGATACGGTTCGCGTCATTGAATGGGATGAGCTTCCTGAACGCGCACGTAATATTCCGAATAATCTAAATCCATTTGAGGAAGGTGTTTTGATGAAACACCAAGTCGAATGGTTAAAGATTAAAACGGATATAAAAGTCTGCCCCAAAGGTCGACGAACTGGTATTACATTTGCCGAGAGCTTTGATGCTGTATTAACTGCTGCTGCAAGCAAGGAAGCTGGCGGCATGAGTGTTTACTATATTGGTGACACGAAAGAAAAAGGTTTGGAGTTCATTGGCTACTGTGCCAAGTTTTCCCGTGTAATTGCTGAAGCGCAAGGTCAAGGCATATCACAAATAGAAGAATTTCTATTTGATGATCAGGATGAAAAAGGCGAAACACGCAAGATCACAGCCTATCGTATTCGATATTCAAGTGGCTTTCAGGTTGTGGCTCTCTCAAGCCGTCCTGAAAACATTCGCGGTCTGCAAGGTAAAGTTGTAATTGATGAAGCAGCCTTTCACCCGAACGTACAAGGTGTGATTGAAGCTGCCACAGCATTGCTGATTTGGGGTGGTCGTATTGTTATCATTAGTTCTCACAATGGCAAAAACAATGCCTTCAACCAGTTTGTTAAGGATATTGAAGCTGGTGTATTTGGAGAAGATGCTCAAGTTTTGACTGTTACTTTTGATGATGCAGTAGCCAATGGCTTGTATGAGCGTGTCTGCTTTATGCAGGGCAAAGATGCAACTATTGAAGGCAAGCAGAAATGGTATAAGAAAATTCGCAAAGCGTATGGTAGCCGTAAGGCTGCTATGCGTGAAGAGCTGGATGCTATTCCACGTGATGGATCGTCAGTGTGCTTACCAACGCTTTGGGTTGAGCGAGCCATGACTGAAGTAAGGACAGTTCTTCGATTATCCCTTGGCGATGATTTTACAGCACTTACACCAGATGAGCGTGATGCGTACATTGATGACTGGATTCAACGATATTTAGAGCCTGAGCTGCAAAAGCTTGATAAATCCAAACAGCACTGTGCTGGGCAGGATTATGCACGTCATCGGGACTTTAGTTTTATTCTACCATTCTACATTGCTCAGGATTTAAGACGGATTGCACCTTTTGTGATTGAGATGCACAAAGTGCCATCACGCTTACAGCAAAAAATTCTTTGGTACATGTTAGAGCGATTGCCGCGCTTTGGTGGCATTGCAATGGATGCCACTGGTAATGGTGAAACCTTAGCGGAAAATACAGCAGAGAAATTTGGTGAGCATATGGTGCATCAAATCAAACTTAGCCGCGCATGGTATGGTTTATGGACTCCAAAACTGGTCACAGCCTTTGAAGAAGATATGATTGACTTGCCAATAGATGCGGACTTAAAAAATGACTGTTCTGCGATTGAGGAAGTTGACGGCATTTACATGGTTTCAAAAGTGCGTGCAAAAGATATTAAAGACCCTGAGTTATATCGTCATGGTGATGGTGCAGTGGCAATGATCCTTGGATGGTTTGCCAGCCTGCACCTATCGAGTCCTATTGAGTTTATGGCACTTCCAACTCGCGAAGAGTTGGAGTTGAATCATGATGATTATGATGGGTGGTTTAGTGAGACTGGGTGTTTATAGTTTTGAAATACCCTAGATTGCTTTCACCCCTATGAAACTCTGTACTATATGAATTTCCGTTTTCATCTTGATATGAAATAGTTAAAAAATCTACTTTAAAGTCGGTGTGAAAATTTGTATTTCCATTTTTTTGTAGAGATGAAATCTCAATCTTAGGTCTTGTACATTTAATATACTTAGCATTGCCACCTAAATTTTTTATATTGAAGGTATCGCCCGTAGTACTGCTAGACCTACGGTTCAAGGTAAATTCTGGTTTTGCCTTTAAAGTTTGTAATTTGTGATCATGTAAATCTTTTTCTTGGTAATATCTGAGTTGTTCATTAGAAATTTTCACTAATTCTATTTGTTGTTCTACATTGTTTTTGAGTTCAATAGCTTGTGCTTCAAGTGCTTTATTACTTGTTATTAATTCCCGTGCTTGAATGTCAATTGCTTTCGTATTTTGCTTATAACCTAAGTATAAAAATAAAAAAGCTAATGGTGAAAAAACACCCGATAAAAAGTCACCTAATTCATTTAGGGGCATTATTGTTTTGTTACTTACAAAAATAAGCATGTAAAAAAGATATATAAATAAGTATGAAAAAATGAAAAATAAGTATCCTGAAACTAATAAAAATAAAAAGGGTTCATTTTTTTTTACTTTTAAAACTTCTAAGCAAATTTTATTCATTTGGAAATTACCATTCTAATTGAAGAGGATGAGTTAGCTTGGAATTTTAATATCAACCACACGGTCATTACATCTATTTTTATATGTTTCACAAGTTCAAAAACTTCACAAATTTTCAGGGAAAGAGTTCCACCTTACAAATAAATAAAAAAAATAAATAATTAAAAGCGAGGTGACGATCCTTGCTCCAACAAGAATCGCCCCCTTTGGTATGACGCTACCGCAGGCTAAGCCTCGCTACTGTGCACACAGTCATAGCAGGCTATCAAAAATGAAAAGCTTTTGCAGTAGGTGAAATCATGAAAACCAAGCCAATTGTTCCGTGGTTAGGTGGTAAACGTCGTCTGGTGTCGCAATTGATTGAAAAGATGCCTGAACATAAGTGTTATGTGGAGTTGTTTGCTGGTGGTGCAGCATTGTTTTTTATGCGTGAGCAGCCATCAAAAGTTGAAGTCATTAATGATGTAAATGGTGAGTTGGTGAATCTGTATCGAGTTGTGCAGCACCACCTTGAAGAATTTGTCCGTCAGTTCAAATACGCAATTATTAGCCGTCAGATGTTTGAATGGTTGAAAGCAGCAAGCACTGACTTGATGACTGACATACAGCGTGCTGCTCGGTTTTATTATTTACAGCACACTGCTTTTGGGGCAAAGACCTCTGGTCAGTCTTTCGGTACAGCGACCACTTCAAAAGCTCCAAGCTTCTTGCGTATAGAAGATCAATTGACTGATGCGTATTACAGGTTATCTGGAGTCACTGTTGAGAATCTAAGTTGGGAGGATTGCTGGCTGAAGTATGACCGCCCACATAGCTTTATGTATGCTGATCCACCATATTGGAAATTAGCTGGTTATGGTGTTGAGTTCGGTTGGGATCATTACTTGAAGATGGCTGAGATGATGCGAACGTGCCAAAGCAAAGTCATGCTGTCGATTAATGATCATCCTGATATAAGAAAAGCATTTGCTGATCTAAATTTTAGTACCACTAAAATTAATTACTCAGTGGGTAAAGTTGGAGCTAGCCGTGATGAAAAACAGGAATTAATCATCACCAATTATTAATCGCACTGATTTATGGATTTATAAACGTTCATGAACACGTTTTTAGCGATTTAAAGACAATTCTGCATCAATGAGCCGTATTTGTTTTTTGATCGCTAAAAACGCCCATTCTGTGCGAAATAAAAATTCTAAAATAAATGGAAGTCTTTCCGCCTAATTTTAAAAAAGCCAAAAAACAATAATGGTGCAAAATCCTCAAATTGTGTTTGCGCTATGTCTAAGAAAAAAACTCAATCCAAAACTCAAGATCGTACTGCACTGGAGCAGAATCAGACTGCCGAGGTCGCTTGGTTAGCTAACCAATGGCAAGACCACCCTGTAGTTGGTTTGACTCCACTCGCAATGCATCGATTATTGACTGATGCTGAACAAGGAAATTTACAGGCTCAAGCGGACTTATTTTCTGATATGGAAGAGCGTGATGGTCATATCTTCAGTGAAACGGATAAACGCAAAAAGGGATTGAATGGCTTGTCTTGGGGAGTCAAACCACCTAAAAATGCCTCTGAAGCTGAGCGCAAAATTGCTGAAGAAGTTGCTGAGTGGATTGATGACATCAAAGATTTTGAAATGTTCTTATTCGATGCAATGGATGGTGTCGGTCATGGTTATTCATGCCAAGAGATTGTATGGCATCAACTCGGCAGCTTGTGGCTGCCTAAAAGTTTTGATCATGTAAACCCTCGTAATTTCATGACTCCATACAATAAGCCTAACGTATTGAAGCTAAATGATGGATCACCAGAAGGCGCAGATTTTTGGGACTTTGGTTGGTTTATTCACCGCCATAAAGCCAAGTCAGGCTATATCGCTCGCTCTGGTTTGCATCGTGTGCTTGCATGGCCGTTCTTATTTAAGAATTATGGCATCCGCGATGTGATGGAGTTTTTAGAGACTTATGGCTTGCCGAGTAAAATTGGTAAGTATCCATCTGGTGCAACTGAAAAAGAAAAACTAACCTTACTCCGTGCAATTATGAGTATTGGGCGAAATGCTGGCGGTATTATTCCTCAAGGCATGAGCATTGACTTTCAGGCTGCAACGGATGGCGACACTAAAAACCATTTTGATCTAGTCAAATGGTGTGAACAGACACAGTCAAAAGTGATTGTGGGCGGAACGTTACTTTCTCAAGCGGATGGCAAAACCAGTACCAATGCCCAAAGCCATACCCATGAGCTTGGGTTTGAAGCCATTAAGAAATCTGATGCCAAGCAGCTTGCTCGGTCAATCACGGATTGCTTAATTCCGAATATGATGCGACTCAACTATCCGAATGTTACCCAAGACCGTTATCCAGAGTTTTATTTTGATACAACAGAAACCGAGGATATTCAGGTCTTCAGTGAAGCATTACCTGAACTTGTAAAAATTGGTTTTAAAATCCCACGTACTTGGGCGCATGAAAAACTAGGCATCCCTGAGCCTGCTGATGAAAAAGAAGCAGTACTGGCATATACACCAGAGCCGACTACAACACTTCCTAATTTGGCGGCTAATACTTATATTCCACAGCTGCTAAATGGATTGATTGCAGCCAATAATCAAATACCACTTGAAGAGCAAGCCATTCAATTATTGCTTAAAGATCAAACTGATCAAGCACAAAAAACTGCTGAAGAATGGATGAAAGATTTAATAGTAAAAATCCAAGCTGGGCAAAGTGATGAAGAAATCTTAGCCGTTTTGTCTGATCTTTACCCCACTGATGAAGAGCCTGCACTTCAAGATAAATTAACCAAGCTTTTTTTTGCAGCTGAAGTATTTGGTCGTTTGAGCGCGGAGGCTGAAGCAGAAAATGGCTAACATACCACAGCGTCCTGAACTTAATGCTTTGTTTAATTCTCCGCCTGAAGATGCAATTGCTTATTTAAAATCAAAGGGTTTTAAAATTGGTTGGGATTGGCATGAGACTCTTGATGAGGCACACAGCCGTGCATTCACGGTTGCCAAAGTAGCAAAAATTGATTTGTTGCAAGACATTAGAAAATCTTTAATTACAGCATTGGAGCAAGGACAAAACCTAGAACAGTGGAAAGCTGGCATTACACCTGTGCTTCAGCAAAAAGGTTGGTGGGGAAAAAAGAGTGTCATTAATCCAGCTGGTATCGTGCAAACGGTGCAGCTTGGAAGTCCGCGACGTTTAAAAACCATCTTTGACACCAATGTGCATAAGAGCTTGGCGGCTGGTCGCTATAAAGCACTTATGGCGACGGTAGATACTCGCCCCTTATGGGAGTGGGTTCATATTTCAATTTCTAATCCAAGAAAAGTGCATCTGGCTCGTAATGGTGAGACACGTCGTTATGATGATCCATTCTGGCTTTATGCCTATCCACCAACAGAATTCGGCTGTAAATGTAAAGTAAGAGCGAGACGTGCCAGTGATGCAATTGCTTTAGATTTACATGTTGTAGAGACAGCTCCTGAAGATATTGAACAGCATCAAGTTGTCATTGGTAAAAGTAGCTTTACTGGTCAAGATGCTATTGCAACTCAGACACGTATTCGAATCAAACAGGCAGATGGTCAAGTCACATATTTTTCACCAGCTGCTGGCTTTAATAGTCACCCAGCTTCAAGTTATTTAATCGATGTTGAGTTGGCTAAGCGAGCAGCCGATCTGCTTGGTGCTGAGAAGGGTTTGCAGCAAGTTCAAGAAATGTTATTGAGTCCGCCTCGACTTAAAGCGCATGAAGCTTTTGTTAAAAACGCCATCAGTTTTGGCAAACAGCAAAATAAGACCAGCACTGTTGGTGTTATTGATATGCGTGATATTAAATTTTTGGCTAAAAAGAATGTTGCTGTAGAAAGCCCAATTCTTACTATTTCAGATCATTTACTTGTAGGTCAAAAAGCTAAACGTCATGGTGCGGCTGGTAATGCACCCACATTGGTTGAATGGCTTGTTTTACCAACAGACATCATTCAGCTTGACCGTGTTTTGTGGGATGTGAGTAATGAAAGCATGTTGTATCTGTTGCCTGTAATGAAGGAAGACCTAACAGAATACACAGATGAATTTTTAAAGCTTTCAATACGCTCAAAAGATGGTGTGATGGAGATTGTGAGTATTTTTAAAGTTCAGAAGAAAGCAATTGTTGATGGGCTTAATGCTAATTTTTATGAGGTTATAAGATAAAGGCGGTGGACGACTTGCACGTCATAATACTGAATGAACCGTAACCTTTCTATTAGGAAACTACCGCCTTGTTAGGAACAGTATAATTTATGAGCACTATCAAAATCAATGATCAGGCGTTAATAGATCGGCTACACCAAGTAGCTGAGCGATTGTTTGATACAAGCCCATTGGCTGCTGCGATTGCAGGAACATTTGCAACCGTAACGGATGATAATTTTGAAAAAGGTGGTCGCCCTGAATGGGCTGGACGATCAATTACTACGCTTAAAATCTATGAATACAAAGGTATTAAATACAGTGGTGTTTTGCAGGCTTCAGGAAATTTAAGAGCCAGAGTTGTGACCAGCCATACTCAAGATGAAGCAATAATCAGCAATAACATGCCATATGCAGCAGCAATGCATTTCGGGATTAAGCAAGGCGCATCGGGTAAAACAAGTCGCGGAGCACCAATACCATTCGGTGATATTCCTGCACGTCCATATATGCCAATGGATACAAATGGCATTCTTCAACCTGAAGCTGAACGTGAGGTTTTTTTAGACGTAGACCATTATTGGCAGAAAATTTTTAACCCATAAAAAATAAACGGAAGTCTTTCCGCCTAATAAAAAAAAGCTGGTGGTGCGATTCTGCCAGCATGAAAAAGAACTTATTAGTAGCCGCGTGCTCATTCGCCCTAGATGCGACATCGACTTATCTTGTTTTGATTCCTGAAGGAGTCTTTCGTGGTATCGATGGTCGCCCCATAGATGCTCCACACTGGATTTTGACACCAGAACGTGGTCGTCAAATTGCTGCCGCATTAAGTCAACGCTCTATCGATTTAGTGGTGGACTATGAACACGCGACTTTAAAAGCTCAAGAGTCTGGTGATCCTGCACCAGCATCTGGCTGGCTCAAACCAGCTGGATTCCAATATGTTGAGGGAGTCGGATTATGTAGTACTCAATTTGAATGGACAGAAAAAGCAAAAGGATATATCGAGGCTAAGGAATATAAATACACTTCGCCTGTTTTCTTCTACAACCAAGCTGGTGAAATCCTCGGACTTCACAGCTTCGCCTTAACCAACACCCCGAATTTAGACACCTTGCCCGAAGCACGTCTTGCTGCTGCGGCTCAGGACTTTTTGTCTCAACAATCCAATGAGGACACAACAATGAACGAGTTTTTAGAACTCATGCGTAAATGTCTAGGGCTGCCCGAAACAGCTACAGAACAAGAGTTATTAACTGCTGCAAATAGTGCATTTGCCAAAATGGATGGTGCATTTGGAACAACATTGATTGCTGGTCAGGCACTTTCAATTGCGATTGATAAGGCGATTGAAGTAAAGACCGCAGCAAATAGTCAAACGCCTGATCCATCAAAGTTTGTGCCAATTGAAATGTACACCGAAGCTAAAGCACAAGCTGCATCTGTAGCTTCTCAAGGTCAAGAAAAAGAAATCAATGATTTGATCACGGCAGCTTGTAGTGATGGTCGCTTGACTGGTGGTAAAGCCACAATCGCTTGGGCAAATGATTTTGCAAAACGTGATTTCGATGGCTTTAAAACGCATATGGAAGGTATTCCCAAAATTGCCGCTTTAAGTCAAAAGCAAACGTCCACTGTCAACCTCACTACTCAACAAGAGAAGGTTGATGAATTGCAAGATGATGTCTTCAACATGTTGGGTGTGTCAAAGGCTGATATCGAAAAATATGGAGCAATCTAATGACTAAAGCTACCGCAGGAATCAATACCGAATATCGTGATGGGATTAAGTTTCCAGTCGCATTACTTGCTTCAGCAATCGTGCTTCAGGGGACATTTGCAGTTGTTGGCTTGAATGGCTATGCAATTTCGTCAGCAGATGTAGGTGGTGATGATCAAAAATGCATAGGTATCTGGGACTTTGACGCTGTAAACACTGGTGCAAATGGTGAAGCATTTGGTGTGGTTTGCCGCAATAAGCATTTTCTTGTTGCCAACTCTTCAACTGATCCAGTGACTCAAGCTGAATTGGGATCATTAATTTATATCGAAGATAACCAGACTGTTGCTAAAACGGATGGTGCTGGAACTCGTTCTGTTGCTGGCATCTTTATGGGCTTTGACACTGAATATACAACCCACGTTTGGGTGGAGATCGCATAATGAAATTTACCGCAGAAAATGCAAAGCAGGTATTGGCGCATTTATTTACTGGCTTTAAAACAACCTTTAATAAAACATTTACAGAAACAGAAACTACTTGGCAGCAAATCGCCACAGAAGTCCCTTCCAATAGCAAAGCAGAAAATTATGCTTGGCTAGGTAAGTTTCCAAAGTTGCGTGAATGGATTGGTGAAAAAGTCATTAAACGTCTTGAAGGTTATGGTTACACCATTACCAATAGAAATTTTGAATCAACCATAGCCGTCCATAAACATGAAATTCAGGATGGCGACATTATTGGGCTGCCAATTATTTTCTCTTCAATGGGTGAAGAAGCAAAGCAATTTCCACAAGATATTGTTTTTGAGGCTTTAACTACAGGGTTTAAAAATAAATGCTTTGACGGCAAAACTTTTTATGCAACTGATCATCCTGTTGGGGATAAAGGTAAAACGACCTTTTCAAATAAACTAACTGAAAAATTGTCATGGGCAAGTTTGGCAGATGCTGAGGCAAGCTTCGGTCAAGCTAAAACCATGATGACAAGTTTAAAGGACGAAAATGGTCGTAGTCTGAAAATTAAACCTACTTTGTTGGTTGTACCTCCAGCACTTGAATCGATTGCTACAGCTTTAATGACCGCATCAAAGTTTGCTGATGGTACAGAAAATATCTACAAAGGTAATGCTGAAGTATTGGTTGATGCAGGATTGGCTACTGATACGGAATGGCATTTGTTGTCAACCAAAAAAGTCATTAAACCGATTATTTACCAAAACCGCCAAAAGCCTGAACTCATGTCAAAAACTGATATTCAGTCTGATGATGTCTTTAAGCGTGGTGAATATCTATTTGGTGTTGAAGCACGTGGTGAGGCTGGATACAGCTTACCTCATCTTGCAGTTGGCTCGACTGGTACAACCTAAAGGCAGGTGCTGAAATGACTTATGTAACGGCAGATGCGATGCGTGAACGCTTTGGTGATCAAGAGCTTGTTGAGTTGACAGATAACCGCGAGCCATACCTAGGCGAAATTAACTTTGACAAGTTGAATGCTGCACTAAGTGAGGCAAACAGCGAAATCGATGGTTATGTACAAGTCCGCTATAAACTGCCGTTATCTATCATTCCGCCTTATCTAGTCGCTATTGGTTGCCATGTCGCTCGTTATCATCTTTGTACAATGGTTTTGACTGAAAATGATCCAATCAAAATCCGCTATGACAATGCATTAAAAACCCTTAAAGCTATTTCTAAAGGTGATATGGCTTTAGGAGGTGCGCCTGCTGGTGAATCTGCACCTATAGAGTCCTCGTCTAACAACGTCATGATTACTGTAGGTCGTAGAGATTTTGGAGGTAATGCATGGTAGACCTAGACCTTTCAATTGTTGAGCAAGGCATCAAGGATGTTTTAGCTCAACAGATTAAAGAAAAAAAGTGGAACTGGATTCGAGACATCAAAACCTATGGTGGCGAGTTTGATGACGGAACACTTGCATGGGTTAAAACGTTCCCAGCAATTTGGGTGACGTTTCAAGGTTCGGGAACACCTAAAAAAATTGGTCATAGTACAACTGAGTACCCTGTGACTTTCGTTGTTTTAGTTGGTGCACGTTCTTTGCGGAATGAAGAAGCACAACGTCATGGTGCATTAAATGACATTGGCACTTATTTAATGCTCAAGCATGTGCAGAAGCTTTTAATTGGCAATGACTTGTCATCGAGAAAAGTCAAAGGTCTTGCTCCGCTGAGTCTTGGACGTACTAAAACCATTTTTAATGGAAGAACCCAAGGGCAATCAATCAGCGTTCTATCACAAGAATTTCACACTCAATACGTCATTGAAGCTTCAGATCGCGTGCGCGAAGAAGAAGAAACTGAAGCTGATCTCATCAAAATTAATGTCGACTATCACTTTGAGCCAGATGATGGCTTTAAAGATGAGTCTGATTTAATTCAATTAAAGGAAGTATAAGCAATGCCTATTCCTCAAATTAAAACGCCAGGTACTTATCTGGATGTAAATATCAATACTCAGCGCAGTGGTTTGCCAGCAAATACTCAAAAAGTTTTATTTATCACTAACGATGTGCAATTTCAGCCTGAAAATGGAGCTGTACCACTCGATATTTATGATAAAGCACAGGCGGATGCACTCTTTGAGAATGGACCAAATCCTAGTGAAGCTGGTCGAATGATTACTGCTGCGATTAAGACAAATCGATTTGTGAGTGTTCAGTGTTTGGGAAAGCCTCAATCGGAAGCGTAATTAGTTGTGCTGGGGCAACCTCAAGTCTTAAGTGGGCTTATGCTGTAAAAGACGAGACATCACAAGCAATTGCACTAATAACTTTAGTCGATGGAATCCAAGTCGATATTATTAACAATGCTCCAGTTTGGCTTTCTAAAGAGTTATTGAATGAGATGCCAACTGGCGAAGTTCCTGATGGCTTCTCAATAAGCAATGGTGTTTATAAGTTTACAAATAATGATTCCATGCCTCATCGAATAGAGTTTGTAATTCTTAACCCTGAATTCTTTAGATCAGTTGTAAGTGATAACCCAACAGAGCTTCAGATGACATCTATAGTTGGTGAGCGCATTGGTGCTTGTCTTTCACCACAGCAAAACCAATTTATTTGTACACCTGAAACCGCATCAACATCCGTTCAGTTGTTCAAAGCTCGAGACACGCTACCATTTTTGACGTTCGCCAATGTAGCTTTCAATATTTATGAAAATGGTACAAAGGTCGCGCATGAACAGAGCCTATTGAATGTTGCAGCAATGAGCAGTATTGGGCTTGAGGTGCTTTTTTTGGATGAAACAAACCGTCTTATTAATATCTCTAGTAAGGATGGATTTAATAGCCGTGCAATTGTCCTGCAACCAACAATGGCAATTATTAATGACATTGATATTTCACAAGGCGATGCCGCTGTAAAGAATGCGGACTCAATCTTTATGTGTCTTGCTAAGAAACCTACATAATTTAAGGATTAATCGTTTATGACTACCCAACAAATAATCGCCCCACTCGGGCACACCATTATCGCTTTATCTTCAGCTCCAGAAGATGAAGTAGGTGAAAATACAGTTCAAGCATGGATTGAACACTTAAACTCTGTAAGTGATGCAATCAACCAAAAACCAGCAATTTTAATTGTTCCATTTTCAGATATTGATCAGGCTGAACTTTTTGCTGCCAATTCGCAGATCGAAACGTCATATCGAGTTGTATGTGTTTGTTATCATGGTGCTCATGGTTTCGAGCCTGAGCTAGCTGGGGCTATGGCAGCTGCATTGGCAGATTCGAATGATCCAGCATTACCGTTTGACGGTGTCAATCTTGGTGGTATTCCTGCTGTTGGCGATGAATATAAACTCACATTTGAACGGATTGAAGCAGCACTCAATAAAGGTGTTTGTATGATCGATACTGGAGCGGATGGGCTACCTGAAATTGTTCGTGCCGTTTCTACTTATCGAGTCAATCCAGACTCTGGTGCAGATGATGACTTGATGCTCGATATTAATGGTGCATTGATTGTTGATTACACACGTAAAGTCATTCGTTCTGATTTGGCAAAGGAACGTCGTCGCAAGAACACTGCTGCCCAGCGTCGTAATGTACGTTCAATTATTCTGAGACGTTTAATTCAATTGGATGATGCGGAAATATTGCAAAACGTTCGTGCAAGAGCTGACCAGCTTATAGTTATTGAAGATGCGAATGATCGATATCGAGCAAATGCTAGAATCCCTGCGGATTGGGTGCGTGGCATGCATATTATTGATGGGACACTTGATATCTACTAGACCATTAAATTCCACTTTTGAAGGCTGCTTATGCAGCCTTTAATATTTATGGAAGTCTTTCCGCCTAATAAATAAAAATAGTTATATGCACAATAGCCTCATGATTTTATGAGGTCTATGAAAATGGCTGAAGAAGCAGTAAGTCTTATCATCATGAGTGTTGATGGTCAGGACTATGATTGTATTAAGTTTAATGTGTCAAAGACAAATGGTAGAAAGCGAATCCCTACAATGAATCGCAAACTACGAGCGAAATATAAGTCAGATGGGATCAAGCTCTATGACATCACATGTTCGGTAGTAATCCCTGATAGTAAAGATAAAGTTGATTGGGAAAATATTGAAGATGCACGTATCTCTATTGAGTCACCAAGCGGAGGTTTTCGCGAAACCTACATCGATTGTAGTGTGACATCATCAAGTGATTCTTATGATGTTAATGGTGAGACAATGCGTGATTTGACTATATTCGCAATGGATTGTTTAACAGAAACATTTTAAGTGAGTGAATCATGGAATTAAGTATTGTAGACACTCTGCCTGTTGCATTAACGGTAATGGTGAAAGGTAAGCCACTCAGTTCAAAACAGATTGAATTCGCTGATATTAACTCTTCTGATTTGTTAAAGGCTCGTACCAAAGCGGTGGCTGGTGATTTTTTACAGATTCATGAATATTGCGCCAAGATCAAACTCATTGATGGCAAAGGCAATAAACATGCTGTGCCTTATGATGTATTAGCATTTACCACAAGTGCTAACCTGAAAAAACTTGAAGAGCTTGATTTTGATTTATTGGTAAAGCTTCAAGCCGAGAGTTCAGAGACCCCATCAATTTAATAACTGCGCTTCATAATGTGGGCGTTGAATTATCAACTGCTGAACAAATGCCAGCGCACTATGCGTTGGCATTTTTGTCTGAAAAGTTGGAATCTCTAAAAAAACTCAGGCATGAGCGGCAAAACAGTACTCATGCAGCCACCACAGCAGAATCATCAAATATAAAATCTTATGTAGCGACTGAACGTAAACACTCAAAACCTAAGACTGGAGATAATGAATGAGCAATAATAACTCTACCGTTTCTTTGACGCTTCAGATCAAAGGTCAACAAGCTGGTCAGGAGATGAAGAAGTTCTCAGACCAGCAGATAGCTGCAACTAAACAAATCAATCAGCAATGGACACAGATCGGCAATGCTCAGGCGACTTCAGTAAGCAATTCTAAAAAGATTGCGGATGAGCTAACCAAGCAAGGTCAGGCTTTAGGCGGTCAAAAAAAAGAAGTTACCGCAATTGATCTAGCGCGTAAGTTAGGTATTAGAACAGAACAACAAATAAAAAATGAGATTAAGCAAACTCAGAGTACATATGCTCAGCTTGGTATTTTACAACGTCAAGGTTTGGCAACAACAAAAGATATGGAGCGTGCCTATGCTTCCATGAATAGCAAGGTTGCTCAATTAAACCGTGAACTTGGGAAAACGGTTGCAACCGAAAAGCAAATCCAGCAAATTCAAAAAAGTAATGGTGGTGGATACAGTGTTTTGCAAAGAGGCTCAGCTGCCGCAATGGGAGCTGTTGCTGGTGGTGCGATATTCTCCAATGCTTTGCAAAAACCCCGTGATTATGATCAGCAACTAACCTACATTGCTGCCACAGCTACAGGTGGTCAGAATATGGCTGTTGCGGATCGCTTGGCTGCACGTTCTCAATTGAATGATTACATTAAGTCTGCTGTTCGAGCTGGTGGCGGTACGCGAGAAGATGCAGCTGCTGCCGCAAACACGCTGATTGCTTCAGGTAAGTATGAACTGAGCAATGTTGCCCCTGCATTAAATGCAGCGGTAAAAACAGCATTTTCAACTGATGCTGCTGTAACAGATGCCGCAGCTCTGACCGTGCGAATGCAAGATTTTGGTGTAAATAATTTACAGCGTGGTCATGATATTGCTGTACGTGGTGGTCAGCTTGGTAGCTTTGAATATAAAGATCAAGCGAAATGGCTAGCGCAGCAAATGGCTGCTGCACGTGCGTCAGGTTATAGCGGTGAAAAAGGACTCATGGAGCTAGTCGCAATGAATCAAGTTGCGATGTCTACAGCTGGAACTGCGGATGAAGCTGGTAATAACTTGGTCAACTTATTGACCAAGCTCTCCAGTCGCGAATTTAGCAAGGCGATTGGTGATTCTGTTGTGCCTGTTGCTGGCGATCCAACAAAATCGGACGGCAAGAAAAAACCTAAGCAAGTTTTTGATTGGAGTACTTACTCAATCCAACAGCGCAACCAAGGCGTATATGGAGTTGAGGCATTTGTACAATTGCTTGACCGTCAGCTCGCTGGAGATAAGCAATATCAACGATTACAGGCTATGGCAAAAAAAGGCACTTCAGCAGAGCGTAAAGCTGCAATTGAGGATATGAGCAGCATTGCAATGGGTAGCCAGCTTGGTGAAATTATTGCAGATCGCCAAGCATTAATGGCTGCATTAAGTGTGGTTTATAAAAAGGATCAGTTAAATAGCATTCGCCAAGGTCTTACCACTGCTGGTGGTACAGTTGACGCTGACTCTGCAATGGTACGCCAAACGGAATGGGCAAAAGATATGGCAATGGAGCAAGAGAAACTTTTTGCTCAATCCAAAGCCTATGATGCAGTGTCTGATTCATTAAGTACTGCCAAGGATAAGATTGTTGAATGGTCGCAAGGTAATGAACAATTGGCTGCCACAACCTATGGTGCAACAGTTGCAATTGCTGGACTAGGTGCAGCAGCTGGCATTGCAGCATTGGCTGTTGGCGGTAAAGGTGTTCTAGGCGGTGCTGTTGGCGGTGCAGGTACTGTAGCTGGTGGAGCTGCGGCTGGTGGTGTAGCAAAAACTGCTGGAGTTGCAGCAGCTGGATACTTGGGATATGAGCTGTTTAAGCCATTAGATGACTTTTTCTATGGAAAAATTGCAGGCTTGTTTGGTGCTTCAGAGGATCGCCCTGATTTTATGCAAATGGCAATTGAAAAAAGCCAAGAGCAAAAAGCAGTACTTGAACAACAAAATCAGCTCATTGAGAAACAAACTCAAATGAGTGGTGATGTAGTCAATAAACTAAATACTTTGATTTCAGTTACTCAACAAAACAAGCCAATGATGATGGGTGGCGGTTTGATGGATCAAATCACACAACATGCCCAAGCAGAGCAAAAACGACATGGTCTTGATTTGTTGTCTTATGGGCAAAAATAAAAGGAAGCCTTTCCGCCTAATATAAAAGCCTTACTTTTCGCACAATAAACCTCACTAAAGTGAGGTTTATTGTTATGGGCTGGAAAGACGAATTACAGGATGCGAGTTTTCGTGGAGTGCATTTTGAATGTACGACAACCAATGAGTCTGGCTCAAAATCTTTAGCTATCAAGCAAGGACCTTATTCAAATAAAGCATCAATTGAGGATATGGGGAACAATCCTCTAAAAATCAGCATTGATGCTGTCTTTACTGGTGAAAACTACAAAGTTGAAATGGACGCTCTTTGGGCGGCTTTGGTAGCAACAGGCTCAGGCGAGCTAATTCATCCAATTCATGGTGTGATGCAGGTCAATGCAGAAAATTACAACATTGTTCATAAAGCTGAAGACGTAAATGCCTGCACAATAGCCATTGAATTTATTCAAGCTGAAGACAAAGAACGTCCTTTATTTATTCCAGTTGTAGCACCTACAGCCATTGATACCAAGGCAATCACCGATACACCAGCTCGTTCGCTTCAGGCTGCATTAAATAAGCTTGAAAATACTGATCCGAATAAGTTTTTTACTATCGTCAACAACATCCGTAATGGCGTGAATACTGCGTATCAATACCTTGGTATTGTTAAAAATGCAGTTGAGTCAGCACTTTCTCCTGCTGATGCCATTGTTGGTTTGGTCGATGATGTGACCAAGATTGCGGCATTCAATACCAATATTTCAGCGATTTCAAAATGGCGTGATTTATTCAAACGTGTACAGCGTTTTGAAAGGCTTTTTCAAGATGATGATTTGCCTGAAGTAAAGCAAACATGGCGAGCAACAAAAATTGCAAGCACCGTTGCAATTTCTCAAAACGTAGTCGTAGCTGTACGTAAAGAAATGGCTGAGAAAAAGCAACCAAGCTTTACGCCTGTTGATCTCGCGATCATTCGACAACAGACCAGAACTCAACTACAGCAAGCAATTAAAGCTGAACGCGAACAAGCAACCACTGCTTTAGACTTTGAAACTGTAAACCAAGTACAAGTCTTTAAAGAGGTTGCAGATCAGGTTCATTTGCAAATTCAAGAATTAATTGAAGTACGTCCCCCAATTACTAAAACTCAAATTGTTGTGCCATGTACGCTTCATTCGCTTGCTCACATGCTGTACGGGGACATGGATCGTGCTGAAGAAATTCGTCATTTAAATCCTGATTTATTTAATCCAGCAGTACTTCAAATCGGCATGGAGTTGACCGTCTATGCAAGATAATTCAGGTAAAGATATTCGGCTCATCATTGGTGATATAGAAATCAATGGTTGGGACAATGTGAGCTGTGACAGTCAAATTGATACTCCAGCAGATAGCTGGAATTTAACCTTGTTTCGTCATGATGGTCAGGCTCTGCCAGCAAGTGTGCAAGGTGCAGCAAAAATACAATTGCTTTACGGTGATGAAATTATCCTGACTGCAATTACTGACCGTATCTCTGAAGGCGTTAAACGTGAAGGTTATGGGCTTCAGATTTCAGGTCGTGATTTAGCAGGTCAACTGATCGATTGCTCTGTGCCTATTTTTAATGGTCGCCAAGTCACTTTGGGCGAGTTGATGGAACGCTTTGTTCTCGCTGGTGACTTTGCCTCAATCATCCATGATGTGCGTATTCAAAATGATAGCTGGCTGAAGAACAAAGTGTCGGTAGAGCCTAGTGAGGCACTTTGGGACTCAATTATTAAAGCAGCTCAGGTCACTGGCCAGCACGTGTGGTTTGATCCAGATGGCAGCTTAAATATTGGTGATCCGTTTGCTAATCCATATCAAGTGCAGCAGCCTTTACGGTTAATTAAGCCGCTGAATAATGAAAATAATGTGCTTAGCCTTCAGTACGACAATGATGTGTCCAGTGTTTTTACACAGCTTCAAATATTGAGCCAAAACTCTGATGCAAACAGCTTGCTTGCTCAAACCTTCGCTCAAACTCAATACAGTTTTAATCGTCTAAAAATAATCACTTTAAGCGATGTTGAAAGCCAAGCTGAAGCTGAAGCTGCATTGTTGAAAATCAAAAAAGACAATGATTTAGAGGCTTATAGCCTGACTGCAACAGTGGATGATTGGGTGATCGATGGCAAGGTGTGGCGAGCTGGTTGGTATGTCAATGTTGAAACCAATGCATTGAGCCATGCAACTGGCAAATGGGCTGTTATGGGACGCACTTTAATGCTGTCGCGTGCTGAAGGGAAAACCACACGTTTAAACCTCAAACGCCAAGGTGATTGGGCGCAACCCCTTATTTATAAAGAGCCGCAATCTACCAAGAAAAAAAGAAAAACCACCAAGGGAGCTAAAGCATGATCAGCATGGCTCAAGTAAAAAAAGCTATCGGAAAATTGCGATTTCCACTGTTTGGAATGGTCGCTCGTGGTGGCTCAAAAGCACTTCAAGTTACAGGCTTATCAAATGAAACATTGACTGATGTTGAGCTACTTCAGCAAATCGGCTTCAGCTCACATATTCCAGAAAATGCAAAAGTTGTACTTATTCCCCTTCAGGGAACTACAGCTAAATCAGTCGTTATTGCCACTAAGGGTGGCGCGATCTTAATCAATGTCGATGAAGGCGAAACCTGCGTTTATGACCAATTCGGGCATTCAGTCTGGCTTCAGGAAGACGGCACGCATGTTAAAGGCGGTGATCTGATTATTGATGACGGCAATGTACGCGTACTCAATGGCGATGTCTTTGATCAAACAAGCTCAATGCAAGCCATGCGTGATGTTTACAACGACCATAAGCATGGCAACAGTCCACCAGCTGCACCACCAATGGAGTAACTCATGGGAATTATTAATTTAGAAACAAAAGACTATGTTCTCACTAGTCTTGATGCTGCCTTTAATGACGATGTTGTTCAATCAGTTTGCTTACGATTGAACATTCAACGTGGAAAGTATTGGGCTGATCCTAATTTAGGTAGTCGTTTTTATCTATTACGTCGGTCAAAAGATGTACCACGTATGATCCAGACAGTTAAGCAATATGCTGAAGAAGCATTGGCAGACTTAATACCTTCACGTCTGGAGTCACTGGTTGTTTCAGCGACTCAAACAGTTAAAAGCCGTATAGACCTAAACATAGAGATCACTCGTTTAACTGGTGAAAAGCAGTCTATTCCTTACTTTGTCGCGGTAGGTGGTTGATATGGCTTATCAAATTAAAACCTTTGCACAAATCCGCAATCAAATTGCACAGGAAATCCGTAACTCAACTGGTTTATCCATTTCAGATGATAGCGACGCTGGTATTCGTGCTGATGGAACTGCGGCAACTGTAGAAGGTCTATATCACCATCAAATCTATATACAGAAGCAGCTTTTTGTTGCGACTGCTGATGAGCCTTTTCTTTATATTCATGCTGATGAGTTAGGTCGACCACGTCTTGGTGGTACTCAAGCCTCTGGTACAGTTTTGGCAAAATCCAATGTGAATTTGACCATACTTGCTGGTAGCAAATTAACAGATGGTAAAGGACATTACTGGACAGTAAGCAGTGATACAACTCTGGTTGCCAATATAGCCAAAGCTGTTGATGTGGTTGCTGATCGTGTAGGTGCTAGCTGGAATTTTACAGGTACTTTGCTTTGGGTGAGTCCATTGGCTGGTCTCAGTGGCACTGCAACGGATGTATCGATTGGTGGTGGTACTGATGAGGAAGAACTAGAAGATTGGCGTGCACGTCTATTAGAACAAAAACAGTTGGGGCAATCCCGATATCGGGCTGAAGATTTAGAAGCCTTGGTTCGGTCAGTTCCTAATGTGAAAGATGCTTATATTTACCCTAAACGTCGAGGTCTTGGTTCACTTGATGTAGCGATCACTGCGGTTGGTAATCCTCCAACATTACCAAGTGAGGCATTGATAGCAACAGTTCAAGCTGTGCTTGATGATTATGCTGGCTTCTGGGCGGATTGTAGAGCCTATTCACCGACTGAGCAGCTTGTGCCCGTCACAGCATTGATTTCAGGTACAGCAAATTTAAATGTTGTACGACAAGTTATCCGTGATTACTTTTCTGAAATTGCACCTGTTAAGCCTTATCAGGCAGCAATTTTAACTGCTCGCATTGTCGCTATTGCTGGAGTTACTGACTTAGTTTTAAGTCCTTCAGTGAATATTGTCCCGACAGTTAATCCATTCCATACCTATTGGCTACGCCTTGGCACATTAACAGTGAGTGCTGCGCCATGACTTTAGAAGAAACAACAAAATTGTATGAAATATTGCTGCGATCATTACTACCAGTTGGTGGTTATGATCAAGCACCAAACACCAATATTGCTGATGACATCTATGGTCATGCTAAAGCTTTGGCTCAAGCCGATCTTGACGCTAAACGACTGCTGAACGTACTCGATTCAATTCCACCTGAACTATTAGAAGAATATGAGCGTGAGTACGGTTTACCACTGAAATGTCAGACCAATGTGGGTCAAACCTTTGAAGAACGTTTGGCTGTAGTGAATTGGATCAGAAGTACACGCAATGTTTTAAATACTGCTTATCTGGAGCAGCTTCTCACGATTTTTAATGTGAATTTGATTGATTTGGTGACTTATAAGCCAATGCAATGTACAGCTCCATGCAACGCTCCAGTGAATACCGATTTGTTGAGATTCAAAGTCAAATTGAAACTACAAAGTCCCGTTAATGCAGATATGCAATGCATTATTCAAAACTATTTACCAGCTTTTCTGCGCTATGACATAGAGGTGATCTAATGGAACGTATCAATACTATAAATGCTCGACTTGATGTCAATGGAGTTGGAAAAGCAGGCTTTCATGATAATGCTGATATTTCAGGACAAGACGCAACTTATATCAGTCCTGAATGGTGTAATCATGTTCAGGAAGAAATTGCCAATGTAATTGAAGGATTTGGCGAGGCTTTAAATCCTGCACAAAAGAATCAAGTTTATATGGTTGTTAAAGGTATTAATGACCGTACTACAGCAATTGAGAACTTCATTGAAAATATTGTCGATTACTTTTATCCAGTTGGAGTAATTATTGATTTTGGTATCCCTGACTTTAATCCAAACGTCAAATACGTTGGGACAACGTGGGTTCGACATGGTGAAGGTAGAGCATCTGTAGGTTTGGCTACATACCCTGACGCTCCACCTTGGAAAGCGGTAGTTGGTAGTCTTTTTGGTAGTGATTTCCATACATTATCACTTGCTGAAATACCATCACATGCCCATAGTGAGCATCCATTTAATAAGTTTGTTGCGAAGGCTGCTGATATCGGTGGTGGAGATTGTACGCCTACAGACTATGATTACACGCCATCTGAGGTTGTAGTCGCCAATATTACGCCAGAACAATGGATTTCTGCTACTGAGAAGAGCGTTGGTGGCGGAGAACCCCATAACAACATGCAAGAATCTATCATTGATGCACGTTGGAGACGCACAGCATGAATCAAATAATTAAAACAAGTAACAGCTTTGAAATGGTCTTTATTGCTCGGAATGGCAAAACTCGTGAAGCATTATTCATCACTGAAAACATGCATTTCATTGCAAAAATCGTCGATTCAGCATCAAAAGTGATTGCTGAGTGCCAAGTGACTGTTTTAGATCAATCTCTATCTAAAGGCGGTGTGCTAATTGAGGTTGATAAGTCTATTACAGCGAATTGGAAAGCTGGTACAGCTCGAACCGATATCAAGCTTGAAATAGATGGGAAGGTAAAAAGTTCAAACACCTATTCCTTCACAATTGAAAAGAGTATTAGCTAATGATCGATATTGTTTTGGAAGTGCATTGGTCTAACAATCCAATGCCAATCAATGATTTGATTGAAAACCCTGAATTTGTTTTTGATTTGCCTTTAGGCTTCTTTACTGGCTTAGATGCACCAGTTACTTCAGTACAAGGTAAAACAGGTTCAGTTGAATTAGATGCTGAAGACGTAGGTGCAGAGCCTGCTGGATCGGTTGCACAGGCTATAGATGAATTACAGCCTCAGTTTGCCGATATCAATGATGATTTAAGCTCGATTCATCTTCAGATTGATAGCCTTAGTGATAACAAGCTTGATAAGGTTGATTATATCCAGCACTGGCGTGGTGTTCATGGAAGCTATGCTGAACTTGTTGCAGCTATACCCATTGGTAATGATGGTGATTACGCTCATATTGAAGCATCGCAAAACTTTGGGCGATTATCAGCAATATGGAGCGGTATTGCTGGTGTCTGGAATATTTCAGGAATCAATGTCGGCTCAAATACGGATGAAATGCCTGAAGGCAATTTGAATCTGTATTTTAAGACTGACCGTGTCTTGTCAACGTTGCTTGCAGGCTTTAGTCCTGTTAATAGCGTTATTAGTGCAGCTGATACGATTGCTCAAGGGTTTAGCAAAGCTCAAGGTCAGATCAGCAATATCATCAATACCTTTGCTGAGAATGTCAGAAATACATTGCTGTCAGGGATTGTTTTCACTGACAAAACTAAAGTTAAAGCAACGGATTCAGTTGAGAAAGCTGTTGGGAAGTTACAAGCGCAACTGGATGATTCTCCAGCAGCAGTCACTTGGTATAATGCAAAAACGATTGGTACTATCCATAGAGATATTGATAATGCTTGGACTAATATCGAGTTCGCCAAGATCAATGGCATGCTGTGGATACGTGGTCGTGTCTATGGTGCTATTTCGCCTTCTATCCCTTGGGTTACTATTGCAAATTCAAGTTGGTACTTGAATGCACCATTAACACCAACTTCTGGTAATTCGATACCCGTTTCATTTTTGGGCGTACAGCAAGCAACTGGTGGTCCATTGATACATCATCAATTCTATGGAGCGCAATCAACATTCTATGGTTTGTCTTTTACGATCACTTCGTCATTTACAGACAAATATGTTTTTATCAATGCAACTTGCTTGGGTCAGTTAGCAGTCTAGGACTAAGCATGCAGAACAATTTGTTTTGGATAATGTTTTAAAAGATAAAAAATTGAAATTTGTTTTCAACACATGAAACTGTTTAAATCGCCAATTATCTCAAAATTATGCCGAAATTATCTCGGCGCGCATCACTAAAAAATCTCTGCTTTGCATTATACATAAATGAAAACAATTATCATTCAATTAATCAATTTTTATGCTGCATCTCCAAATCAATTGATATAAAAATCGTGTTCTATTTCACCTTTTCCAAAGCGAGTCGAATATAATACGGCGGTACTTTTAGACCCGAGATATTATGTCCTCGCCAAGCTCTCCCTTGCACTCATCTCCCCCACACAACTATTCTTTATTTCTGGTTATTTTCTCCCTTGCGGTTGGTAGTTTTTGTATTGGTACTACTGAATTTGTGGCAATAGGATTGATTCAGGAAATCGCCACCGATTTAAATGTCAGTGTGCCGCATGCAGGCTATTTCATCAGTGCCTATGCACTCGGTGTTATGGTAGGTGCACCGATTATTGCGATCTTGGGGGCAAAAGTACCACGAAAGACGCTATTGCTCAGCTTGATGCTTTTTTATGGCTTGGCCAATGCAGCAACCGCGTTTGCAACTACACCTGAAGCCATGTTGCTGTCTCGCTTTATTGCTGGTTTTCCGCACGGTGCTTACTTTGGTGTAGCGGCATTGGTTGCGGCTGAACTGGCAGGCAAACAACGCCGTGCCACAGCGATTGCACAAGTGATGATGGGTTTAACAATTGCCAATGTCATTGGTGTGCCTATTGCCACATGGCTGGGTCAACAATTTGGCTGGAAAGCAGGCTTTGAGTTTTCTGCGGTAATTGCGTTTATTACCCTAATCGGTGTCAGCCTATTTGTTCCAAATATCCCATTGCAGAAAACCGCCAGTATCAAAGCGGAATTGGCAGGTTTAAAAAATATCAATATGTGGCTAACCCTTGCCGTTGGTGCAATTGGCTTTGGTGGTATGTTCTCGGTTTATAGCTATGTCTCACCAATTCTAACCGAATATACCCATGCCGATATTCGAGTGGTGCCTGTGGCCCTCGCAATTTGGGAGGTGGGTATGGTGATTGGTGGCTTGGTTGCTGGCTGGTTGGCAGATAAAAATCTATTTAAAACCATTATTGGCATTCTGATCAGTTCTGCACTCGCCTTTGTTGCAGCCAGTTTTATGATGTCCAACCTTTATACAGCAATTGCAGCCCTATTCTTGATTGGTTTTACCGTGATCGGTCTGGGCGGTGCTTTACAGACACATCTGATGGATATTGCAGGTGATGCGCAAACTTTGGCGGCCTCACTGAATCATTCAGCTTTCAACTTGGCCAATGCACTTGGTGCTTTCTTGGGTGGTTGGGTCCTCAGTCATAATATGGGCTGGTTAGCACCGATTTGGGTGGGTTTTGTATTAAGTTTAGGCGGTCTAGCGATTCTATTGATTGCTCTGGCTTATGCCAAATATTCACAAAAAAATGAATCTGCCGCGCCTTAA